AAACTAATGAAAGAGGACATAGATGAGTTCTATACCGGAAGATCAACAAGTAACACTGCGTAATACGTGTGAAGGATTGCAAGAAGGCTCTCTTCTGGCTAGATTCGCTAAGAAACTGCAAGATGGGTATGAAATAACTCTTACACCCAAAGAGGTGAAGAGATTAGTGCTTTACATCAATACTCTTAAGCATGGTTTCTCCGCAACGGTGCCGATGATATGTACGGGAGAGCAGTGCCCGTATGCTAGCAAGTGTCCTCTTGGCACAAATAATCATTACCCCATTGGAAAAGATTGCCCGGTAGAGAGTACCTTATTAGAAATGTGGCATAGCGATTACATAAAGGAACTTGGGGTTGATCCCAACAGCAAGGTTGATGGTGCTCTCGTTGGTGATCTCGTGTTCTGGGAGATCCTGGAAAAAAGAGCCTCAGAAGAGCTTGCTAAGAAGCCGGAGATACTCCAGCGGAGCGTGGCTGGATTTCAACAGACATCCGAGGGAATGGTGCCTGTATACAAGGATGAGATGAATCAGATTGTCAATTTCCTTGAGAAGGCTCAAAGGCAGAAGCTTAAAATCATGAATGCGTTAATTGCCACTAGAGAGGCAAAAGCAAAGGATGTTTCTAGGGTTATTGCAGACCCCTCTACATATGCCTCTAAACTGCTTGAGAGGGCTCGAGAGCTCACGAAAAAGGCCGCTGAGGCTGGTGTAGTGGAAGCAGAATACTCTGAGGCCGAACAGCCGAAGGAGTAACAATGTCTCTCATAGATCTTGTTCATGCTATCGAAGCTAGAAATAAGGGCTATATAAATGATGAGCTTAAGATAGCCAAGGGAATTATAGAAAATGCTAGAGATATAAAACATATAGCACCGGTAAGTGAGATGATGGCTAGATCTGGAGCTCTTAAAAACATATCTAAACTCGGAAAAAAGTTTGTTGTAGGTGCTGCAGTGGTGTCTTCATTGAGTTTTGGTGGAGCTACTGTTGCTCACGCAAGAGACGTAGGTGTTGAGGCCGGTAGAAAAATAAGTATATCGGCTACTGATTCAGTTCTGACCAAAGCATCAAAATTGACTGATATCATCGATACAACTCTTGCGTTGACCGATAAAGGTGTTCCGCAGAAAAAGGTATTTGCACAGCTCTACAGGACTGGCATACACGAATCAGGTGGCTTGGAGCACCTTACCCAGATGGGTGGTGGCCCAGCAAAAGGCTACTTTCAGGTTGAACCAGAAACCGCACAAGATATTGTTCAGAGATGGGCTGCTAGGAAGAAAAACGTAAAAGCCATGGCTATTCTTGAGAAGACCAGTGGTCTTAGCAAGAGAGATCTTCTCGCAATGAACGAAAAGCAGCTTGGCAATGTCCTGGAAAAAAATCACCTATTTTCTGCATCCGTCGCTAGATTTAAATATAAGATGGATCCGGAAGCCTTGTCATCCTCTCTGGGAGATCAGGCGAAATATTGGCAGAAAGTTTATCAGAGTGGCGGCAAGGATGTTGCTGACCAGAGAATAAAGAGCTTTATAAAGAGCAATGTAAATTTCAGTAAACGTGTATCATCTGCCATGTTGCAGCAAAAAAAAATATTGCACGCTGGTGGTACGGCTACCTCCAAAGCTGTTGGAGGATTGCAAGAAACAATTAGAGTATTGAAAAGAATACTTCCGAGGTAAATTATGGGATTTACAAAAACAGCATCCACGTATATAGCGCGAAATCTTAAGCTTGCCAAAACGGTTGCGAGAACTCCAGCCGGAGCGAGCTTCCTTAGGTGGGGAATGATGGGAGCCGGAGCCGGAGCAATATATGGAATGGCTGATAATGTTCTTGGCAACGATAGGGTTAGTGTTGGACAAGGAGCCATACGAGGAGCTATGTATGGTATGGGCGGAAGAGCTCTCTTTGGTGGTTTTAAGGGATTAAAGCCGGCTACTATCGGATCCAAGAAAAGCATGTACATGTCTAAGAGTCTGGTGGCACGACCAGGTGCAGGTAGTTATAGGGGTGGCTCAGGATTTACAATGTCCAACCCCTCACGAGTGCTACTCGGTGGACCCGCACCACGCGCGGTAAGTCCGCAATCATTGCTCGGAGGTCCTGCAAACGTTCCGTTACTTCAATCTATGCCTAACTTTACAATGGTTAATTCACCACGCGCAATAAACGCGGCGAGAGGTAGGGCACCAAGGAGTGGTATAAATGCAGCCGCAGTGAAGCAGAGGTACAGTAGACATACTTTTGGATACGGTGGCTCGCTTTACTAGGGGTAGAGAAGGATAATTTATGCCAAACGATAATGAATATGGAGGGCAGCAATCAAATGCTATAGGGAACGCTGTTGGGTTCTTGACCCCATGGTATGCTTTCTCTTCTCTTCATATGATGAGCAGGATGCCAACGGAAGGACTTAAAGTTCCGTGGACACCGATTACGTTGTGGTCGCCAGGAGAAAGACTTGGACGAGTAGCAGAAAAATACAATGCACAAAGATTCCCGAAAGGCGGTAGGCTGCCGCTTTTGAGGGCGAGGCAGTCAGGGAGAATAGCAACTAGGACTTTATATTCAGGACAGTTAGCCGCGAGAAGAGCTACCGGAAAAGCACTGACTTCCGCAAGCAGAACCTTCATGAAAATGACGTCAAAGATATCCGCCAAAGGCCTTTCTGCTAGGTTTTTAGTGGGAAAGCTTGGAGGATACGGAATTGCTGCGGTTTTGACCGCTGATGCTCTGGCACTTGGATGGATGGCTACTGGGGGTTTGTACGGAGGTATTTCTAAGGCTGTGTCGAAGTATAAGGGGCTTGAGATGGGTGGGTACTTTCCGGACACCCAGACTGCAATGACATCGAGGCAAAGAGCTGTACAAGCTATAACTACATCACAATTACAGGCCAGAAGCGCTATCGGTAACGAGGCGATGCTGTTTCATCGATGAGATGGTGGCGTAGGAAAAGAAGACCAAAAGCGTGGGTAGCGTGGAGAACTAGAGTATATACTAGGGATCATTATCATTGTGTGTTATGTGGAAGAGGAAATTGTAGGGTAGACCCACATCACATACTTCCAAAATCACTGATGCCTAAACTCAAATACCTAGTTAATAATGGTGCAACATTATGCAGACGTTGCCATAGAAAGACATTTAGACAAGAGCTTAAGTGGGTTGAGATACTGGTAGATAAAATATTCGGAGGAATGGATAGATGGAAACTTTCAGTACATTGGCAGACGCTAAAAAGTCAAAGAAAAAGTGGATCCAAAAAGCGGTCAACCCGAAGCACAAGGGTTATTGCACGCCGATGACAAAGAAGACATGTACTCCTGCCAGAAAAAGATTTGCGCAGATGATGAAAAAGAAACACGGATTTCATAAGAAGGGGAAAAAATAATGCCAGACTTCGGTAACGCATCATCATCTCTTAGGCTTGACCATAATCTTAGTAGAGATGAACTTATCAGGACAATAAGATTTTTCATTGCAGCTGAATACGAGGCAATTCAAATGTATCTTCAAGTTGCTGAAGCGACAGATGATGCTCTTGCAAAAAAGGTGTTGGAAGCGATTTCAGAAGAAGAAATGGTCCATGCCGGAGAGTTTCTTGCTCTTCTCAAAAAGCTTAATCCAGATGAAGAGAAATTTTATAACAAAGGGGCTGTTGAGGTCGAGGGTGAGGTAAGAAAAGACTCCAAGGAAAAGGACAAGACCCCAGAAGAAATAAAAAATCAGAGACTAAAAAATCTTTTTAAAGGATAAGCATAGGAGCTTAAAATGGGCAACGCTTTAACTGACTCACTACCGCGCTGGGATCCTAAAAGCCAGGAGCTTGCGTATAATAATACTACAGATAGAATGAGAATGGAGCTTCCGGAATTTGGAGATATTGCAGCTAGTGGTTGTGTAGCTGTAATAACCGCATCCGGGACGCATGCTATACCCGTTTACTTAGATTCTCCTATTCCAGTAGCAGTAGCGGTTGATATTCAATCTGACTCAATAAAAGTGTTTGGGTATGATGGGGGAGATAACATTCCGGTATATCTATCCACACATCTAGATGAATCAACCGATGACGTTAGAATATTTTCTTCTTCAGGAACGGCAGCAATTGAAACGTATCTGTCATCTGCCTGCCAAATAACGGCTCAAATAACGGCCTCTACAATAGAAAATACATGGTCACAACTAACAGAGCCAAGTTCAACAGCTTCTTTATATGTAATGAATAATTTGAAGCACACTTTTCAGTATATCGTTGCAAACATAGACACCAATGTAAAGGTGGCCGCTTCTGGCTCTTTGGATAATGCGAGTTGGTTTAATTTAGATGCTAACGATTCGTTAACAACTCAGACTACCGATGGAACATATGGCTTTACATTTGAGGGTATTATAAAATACACATTGTTTTCATTTATGGAGGAGACCGGTGGTACTGGTGCTACAATAGACGTTAAGTATCTAGGGGGGCGCTAATAATGAAGAATTTAAATACAACCTCTACATTTAGCGAAAACATACTACCAGCGGCTAGTGGTAACTACGGTGTTGGAACTCAGGTTTACGCATTTTCTGAAGGTAATTTTGGTACATTGCGCGCTGACACGGGATATATTAGTGATTTATATATATCTGGTACCTCTATGTATATTGGATCTAGTAATATCACTGAAAATGTTACCGGTGGAATAGATGTTGATAAGGTCGGCATAAAAGGAGATATTGGACTATCTTTTAATAGCCTTGGAACTATGTGGCCATTTAAATATGAAGTGCTCGACACGGGAGTAAGATTTAATCTATCTACTGGTGCCGAGGAACTGGTTGTTGATGGTGTTACTGTTTCATCACGTAAAATTAATGGAGAAATTGTTACAACTGGAAATATTACTGGTAGAGACGTATTCCCAGATGCTAGTGGATCTAGAGATGTTGGCGCACCTGCTACTTCATATGCTAACGTTTATGCTGATGATATTTATTCTAGCCATGATAAAGTTATAGGGGATAATCATTTTGTAGTTACCATTGCTTCTTCTGGTGCGTGGGGATGCGCAGAAGCCATTCCGATCTGGCAAGCACCAAGGGGAAATGCGGTTACAATAAAAGAAGTTAGAGCAACAGCAATGGGATCAAGCACTCCTACCTATACCTTCAACATAGAAGAGCGCGCATGGACTTCACTGAACTCTGCTGGTACTGATCTATTTGGTTCTGATCAAATAGCAGACTCTGATGGTGTAAAAATAACTGGTCTCTCGAACGAGGGGATAGCAGCCGGAGCACATCTTGTTTTTACAGCAGCTGCAAGCGCTGATTCAGGTACGGTAAACTATGTAACCGTTGCTGGTTACTATACAATAGATTAAGGTAAAACATGGCAACTGTCACCTATTACTTTAATGCTTATGATTCTGGCGGAGAAGAATTCGAAACTACCCCCGCAAATATGGTAGATGGTTCCGTTACTACAGACGCTCAAACATCAGTAAATGCAGATGTTCAATTAGTAGATGGCAATACTTGTGATGGCACTGATTTAGGTACTATTACTAAAGTAGAATTAAGATGCTATGGAACCAGAGTCCATGCTTCAAATAATGTAGATTTAAGACCTGTTTTTAGTGGGTCTTCTGATGGAGATACCCACGATGCTGGACTTTTTACTGAAGGTTGGACATCTTATGTTGATATAACTTCAGACACTAACGCTCCAGGAACTTGGGCTTGGTCAGATGTTCAAAATTTAGATTGTGATGTTATATCTTTTGTAAGTACAATGTGGATACTTATAGCTCAGGTAGATATTCAGGTAACATACACTGAAGCTGGTGCACCATCAGTTGGTTCTGGCGGAAGAAGAAGAATATATATAGCATCTTAATAGAGAATATATTTATGGGTATGTAGAAATCTAAGTGGACCACAAAAAAGAGAAAGAGTTAACGGGATAAGGGTGACAGCCGGGTCGAATATGCAAAATAAACTTACGATGGACCGTCAGAGTCTTGCACCCGCCCCATTTATATGAAAAAGAAAAACGAAATACATCCGCGCTGCAAACAATGCCTAAAAGAGCATGCTCATGACTGGTATGTTAAAGGGGGCAAGGTGTATTGTAAGGACAAGGGCGGAGCGGGTGATTTCGAGATTTGTCATTTGATTCACGAAGAAATACAGTTTGGGGAAAACGCAAAGAAGAATCTTTCGGAAGAAGAAGTTAACTTTGCAAACTTCCTGTTTAATCCAACTCTTTGGACAGCAACTGAACTAGGTTGGAATGCTCGATGGTACCAGGATTATATGCTTAAATGTACTGCCCTTCGAAAGGTTAGTAGGATAGGAAGGCGCGCGGGAAAAACTGAAGCTATATGCATTGGAATGCTTCATTATGCATACACCCATGAGGGAGTAACTGTTCTTGTTATAGCGCCATACAAGAACCAGGTTGGTTTGATCTTCGATAAACTCGATCAGTTCCTTGGAAAAAGCGAATCTTTATCGGCCTCGATAAAGAGAAACACAAAGAATCCATATCGAGTAGAGTTTCATAACGGATCAAAGGTTCTTGGTTTTACATCGGGCACAAGGACTGGAAGTAAATCGACTGGTATTCGCGGTCAAGATGCCCACATGATACTTATTGACGAAGCTGACTATCTGAGTACTAGCGATTTCGAGGTTATCCTTGCTATCCAGGCATCAAGACCAGATGTTCTTATATGGGCATCATCCACTCCCACTGGAAAGCGAGAAATGTTTTGGAGATTCTGTACTGATATACAACTTGGCTATAAAGAGTTTCATTTTCCTTCCAGTGTATCACCTACGTGGAGTGCTCACACAGAGCGACTCGAAAGAGCACAGTATTCTGACGCAGGATACAAGCATGAGTTTGAAGCTGATTTTGCCGATGTTGCTGAAGGCGTATTCCTAAGAAAGTTTGTAGACGCTTCTTTGCAAGACTACGATCTTGGTCGAGTAAGAAAGCAGGCCGACTCCTTGTACACAATAGGGGTTGATTGGAACACCGCCGGGAATGGAACGTGTGTCATTGTGAATGAGTGGAATAAAAAGTTTCATGGTGGCGGTGGAGCATTCAAGGTTGTAGAAAAGATTGTCATTACTCAGGAAGAGTTTACCCAGGTCCGTTCGTGTGAGGAAATCATACGGTTAAATGGAAAATGGGATCCAAAATTTATCTATGTTGATACAGGATATGGCGCTACCCAGATAGAGATGCTAAGGAAGTACGGACTCGAAAATCCGAAGACTGGGCTCGCTAATAAGGTGAAGGGGATCTATTTTGGTGATAAGATGGAGATTAGAGATCCCGTCACTAAACAAATAATAAAAAAGCATATGAAGCCATTTATAGTTAATCTTGCGGCTCGACGAATGGAAGACGGGCAGGTAATACTGCCTGATTCAGAAGATATCAAGAATGGTCTTGTTGGGCAAATAAGAGACTATCTGGTTATTAGGACTACTGCTCTTGGGCAGCCTATATATAGCGAAGAGAATGATCACGCCCTAGTTGCGTGGATGTTGTCGATATTGGCGGCTACCATGGAGTTTAGTGATATTGCTAAACAAGGTAGGATAGCAAGTGTAGGTATTGCGGGTCGGTTCGGAGAAAGACTCAACGCTGATTTTAAGATCAGTAAAACCAAAGAAGAGAATGACAAACGAAATAGGGCAGTAATAAATCCTAGATGGTTTGGTAAACATTTATTTGTAGAAACAACAGCTAGAAATTCAATAGATTTTATGAAGGCTCGTCAGAGAAAGCCCGAGGGGAAAAGGACTATTTCTACTGGTGGACAGTTGAAGAGGCTGAGGAGCCAAGCTCGCCAAGAAGGTAGAGCAACGTTTTAAAATGGTGCGCAGGATGTCGTCCGTCTCCTCATTCGGGGAGAACCGCTGGTAGCGAGTCTATCCCCCCCTACTTTCTATCAGCGGCGCACCACCAATTAAAGGGGAACAATGTCGCTAAATCACGGTGAGTCTTCAAGGATAGGGTATAAAGCGAAAATAGAGTGGTCGAAGGAGAGGATCTTCATGATCTCCGACGGAAAACTTTCCTTGGAAGACTACCTCGCAGAAACAAAGAAAGATTTTGAAGCAGAGAGACATACCCCGGAAGAATTGATAGACATTCTTCAAGACCTTAGCAAAAAATCGTCAAAGTTAGAGGGTAAAATACAGTATCTTTCGGGGGCTTTGAGGATACCGGTAAATAAAGATACTCAGTCCGGTCTATATAATGCTGTGAAGGCTCAAGATCCGGACAGCCAAGGCGAGTACATTAGTTATGACTTATACGATTCTCTCCTTAGACAGCAAGAAGTTGCGCATAATAATGTAAACTTAGATTTTGTTATTAACAATACTAGTGGTGATCCATTTTCAGATTCTGGAGCAATAAGAAATCAAATTTTACAGGGCTATTCTGATTACGCTGGGAACACCGCAAAAGATAATTCTCTTGAAAGATACGCAAACCGGTGGCTAAACAACCTGGTCTCATGGAATGAGCACGATTACCAGGTTAGCCAGATTCTCAATTTCGCAGATAACTACATGAGTATGTTTCCAGATCCAGCATATATACCCTGGAGCATGCGAAGAGAAGTTGGAATAAGCAGAGTTGATGCTAAGGGACTTTCTGATGTTTGGAAATACTTTTCTGCAGACTACGCAGATAAGGTAGAGGATATGGTTACTGGGATAGCTGGTTTTAAAGGCATAACACCAAATCCCGCAATAGAAGGTGTAACTGCTCGGTACATAAACTATGTCAATAAGTTCCTCAACCAAGTTAATTATACGTTCGATGTTGATTTTGCCGCAGATCTTGTGTGTTGTTTTATGCAGTGGGGGGTACAACTTGATCTAAAGACTCTCAAGGGGTTGAGAGCTCTATTACAACTTCTTCAAACAGGTTTAACGTTTGATTACAGTGATGTTCTTAACGGAATAAAAGATATAGTAAATAATATATTTAGGGGTCTTCTTTGCCATCAACTCCTGTCTCTTGTCACTTATATAATTCAGGCGCTTGCAGACCCGATAAAAAAATGGCTCAATGATCCTCAAGATGGAATGTGGGAAAAGCTATTTGCATGTACACCAATCAATGAGCTTATGAGTAAATATATAGTTGAGTCAATCGATTATATGCAAGAACTCCTGACATCGCTTATCCAGAATTGGTATAAAAAAATAGAAATAGAAAATATAAAAAATACACTTAAAGTTGAGTGGAAGAATAATCAGAAAATAATGGGAGAGCTCGCCAAGCTTCTTGATTGGATAATTTACGCAACTGAGGCTGCTTCAAAATGTGGTGTGAACAATTCACCAAACTCAGAAACTCAGGCGGCTCTTATTGATGACTATAAAATTGATAGCCCAGCACAGTATGAATTTCCGTATGAGGAGACTCCTACCGTATGGAATAGCTTCATAAGTCAAGATTCTGATGTTTCCCCTGAGCCTGTGATTGGTGTGGCTACGCCAGGGGGGGGTTCAGCTAAAGGCGAAATCCCATCAACAAACTCAACTATTGGGGCTTCTCAGGGTTCAACAAGCAAAAAGAACTCGTTTGAAGAATGCCTAAAGAATATACCAAAAGATAAGATCGTTGGTGTGCAAGAGTGGATCAATATAATCAATGCAAAATCCCAGGAGAAAGCTAAATGAATCTATTCTCTATCAGTAGACAGATCGCCGACAAGACCAAATTAGTTTTTAAAAAGAAAAAACCAGTTATTCCTTCGAAGGTTGGGAATACTGGAGTTGCATACGGCGTTCTTGGGCCAACTCAGAGCAGAACATCGTTTCAGATTGCAGAATATAACCTGGGCGAGATCTCAAAGGTGATGGACATCGAGTGCTATGTAAGGCAGGCTTTTAATAAACATGTAGAATTATGTCTCAAGGAAGGATATGATATTTCGTCTCGCAATGAAGAGGCTACGATGTATATCAAAAGAAGGCTCAGAGAAATGGCAGAGGTATCTGGGCTTACGTTTGACATGGTGCTGAGAAGCATTATGCAGAACCTTATAGCATACTCGAACTCTTTTCTTGTAAAGGTTAGAGATTTTAAGAGATCAAGCGGTGCACCGGTTCCAAGAATTGGCGGACTTGAATTGCCACCAATTGCAGCGTATTTTCCCATGGATCCAACTTCACTAAGAATTAAGCGTGATTTTCATGGAAAAGTACTTAAGTACTGGCAGAGGATACCGGGAAATCCTGTAATGCCACAGTTTATACCGGAAAATATTATACATATCTATTATGACAAAAAGGAAGGATTTGCATTTGGGACTCCATACATAGTTCCAGTGCTTGACGACATAAGATCGCTTAGAAGGATGGAAGAGAACGTTGAGATGTTAGTGACTCAGCATCTGTTCCCGCTGTATCATTATATGGTTGGAACTGAAGCTGCTCCTGCAGAAATATATGATGATGGGACATCAGAAGTCGATATAATCAAAGAACAGATAGAAAAGATGCCCACAGAGGGCAGTATAGTGACGCCCGAAAGACACACCATTACCAATGTAGGTGCGCAGGGAAAAGCAATAGAAGCAAAAGACTATCTCCTCTATTTTGAGAGGAGAGTGCTCGCTGGTTTGGGAATATCGGAAATTGCTCTTGGAAGGGGCGATACTTCGAATAGAGCCACCGCTACTACACTCGATAAGGTAATGACTGATAGGTGTAAGGACTTCCAAGATGTTGTAGAGACTTTCATAAATGAGTACATGTTTAAAGAGCTCCTTTATGAGGGTGCGTTTATGATCGACGAGAAAGAAGACAGTTTTGTAAAGCTTAAATTCAGAGAAGTAGATATAGACAGTATGCTTAAAACGCAGAACCATTCGATATTTAAATATGAGCATCATGCAATTTCAGAAATTGAGATGAGAGATGAGATATCAATGGATCCCGTTGCTGAGGAGCAAAGACAGGACATGTACTTTGAGGTTGTTCAAAAACCAACCCTTGAGCTTGAGGGTCAGATCGCGGAGAAGATCAAGGCTACTGCTAACAGAGAGAAGCCAACAAATCAACATGGTACGAAGTCAGCAAAGACGCGAGCCAAAAAAGATTCAGAATTATTGGCGGCCTTGCTAGATCATCTTTGGCATCTTACTAAAATCGAGGTTATAGAGATTCTCAATGACATGGAAAACTGGAAGCACATCGATGTCGATAAACTGAGAACTCCGATCACCCTGACGTATAATGATATAATAAGTCAAACTGCAGGGCTTAACATGGAACATGGAAAATTCGATTCCGAAATTAAAAAGCTATTCGCAGATCTTTCTGATGTAATATGTGCGAAGATGAAGGACACGAGTGTCAGGGGAGATGTAGTATTTAACGTGTCGGGAATATTTGAGTCGCTAAGGTTTAGGCTGAAAGATCTATCTGAGAGTGTTATAGAAGAGGAGGAGGCAATATGTCAGTAATTAAAAATGGGGCGCCAATGGGTCAGAGCACAGGCGGGATTGGCCCATATAATCCTGCAAGGGAAAAGAATAAATATTTTAAGGCCGTTCAAAAAGACCTAACGAAAAGATATGGTTCCAATGGAACAAGAAAGAATCCACCATATAAAAAAGGAAATAAAATAGCAACATAATTTTGATGGAGATTAACTATGCCCAAACAAGTAGAGCTATATGATACATTCCCAATTAAATTTGCTGTAAGCAATAAAGATGCCCTGATCTCGGACTCTAAGAATGAGATACGAGATGGGTATAGCCTAGTCTGCGAAATTGACGCAACTCATGCCGGAACTATTATAAATAATAGAATTTATCCACCCGAGCATATGCAGAAGGGCATCAGAACTTGGACGAGCCCTTACAAGAAGCCCGTTCTTGTTAATCACGATGACAGTAAGGATCCTATTGGAAGGGTTATATCCGCTAAGTATTTTAAGACTAATCGCGGTAATGAGATGAAGGAATACAAGCCGGTCCTCAGAGAAAGCGATGGGTATGGATATCAGAGACTTACCGTTAAGGTAACGGATCCAGAGGCTATTAAGAAAATTCTTGATGGAAGGTACGAAACCGTTTCAGTGAGGATGTCTACTGAGAACGCTTTTTGCTCAATATGTAATCAGGATTGGAGCGGAATGGATGGTCCCTGTGACCATATGCCCGGTCAGAAATATGATGGTAAGTTGGCTTATATGATCACCGGGGCATTAAACTATAGGGAAGTTTCTTTTGTTAATATACCAGCTGATGAGTATGCTGGAGTTAAAGAAGCTATTATTTCGGAGCAGAAAGATTCACTTAAAGTAAGTCTGTACGCAAACAATGAAGAGGAAAAAATCCTGTCTGATCTCGGTAGCGGGAAAAATCTGTACTCGTTTCTTGACGCCGAGGCAGAAGAAAGTGATGATGTCGTAGTGTATCTTTTAGATAAATCTAGAAATTCCAAGACAATGAATAAGGAGGAAGATGTGAACCTTTCAGAATTGACTAAGGACCAGTTGAAGGATTTAGAAGTGGTGAAGGCAATGATTAAAGAAGCTGTTGATGCATCGGTTGCTGAAGCTAAGAAGGCACTTGAAGATAAGGCCAAAGAAGAAGAAGAGAATAAGGCAAAAGATGCGGCCAAGGCTGCTACAGATGGTGCCGCAGGAGATGCTCCGAAGACTGGTGAAGCTGCGGTAACTACACCTGCAGATGCCAAGGCTGGCGATACTCCGGCCGAAGGCGCCGAGGGTGAGGATGCCAAGAAGAAGAAAGAAGAGGAAGAAGAGGAAGCAAAGAAGAAAAATAAGAAAGAAAAGTCTACGGGTGAAGCTCCAGGTGATTCTCTCGAAGGACTGACACAGAAAGTGGACGAGTTAGAGAACCAGAACAAGAAAATGCTTGACGAGAATGTGAAGATTAATTCCGAGCTTCACAAAATGGTAGCTGAGAGGCTTTACGACTTGAAGAAGAATCTCCGTAAGCCTGATGTTGTTGGCGTTTCGACCCCAGATGCTCGCAACAAAAAGGTTGAGGAATTCGCTCAGAGAAGTATTGACTCTCTTAAAGATCAGATCAATGATCTAATCACGGAGCAACAGATTGCTCCAACTACTGGGTATGATGGAAAAGGCGTTGAGAATCCTGCAATTTCTCCGTCCGACGTGACCAATGAAGTCATTGAGGACAAGAAAAAAGTGAGACATAATAAACAGGAAACCCTTACCCGTCTTTTTCCTAAATCTACGTAGTTAACAATTCAAAGGAGGAATAACAAATGGCTTCTAATAGAGTACCTAGAGGTTATGAACGTAATTCAGGTCTATATAGAGAATATCTCGAGATATCCGAGGGACAGAGACCAGCTCTTGAGCTGCGTCCCGCGCAGTATCTCCCGGTAGTGTATCAAGATAAGTACCTTAATGACTGGGTTGTTGTGACTGCTGGTACGATCATCGCGGTCGATGCTAGCGGTGATCTCGTTAACGCTAACGGCGGAGCGAGACAGCAGCTTACCTACACGTCCGATGACGTCGGTCTGACCATCGATCTTGATGATGGTGGACATGATTCGTATGTTGCGGCCGCGAAGACGACTACAGCTTATGTCGAGGGCAACAGACCTATCGGTGTGGCACCGTACGATTACTACCAGAACATCAACGCTGGTTTTGACCAGGCGAGTTGGACTGGTGGACCGGTCACGAAGTACACGAACTACCAGATACAGGATAAGGTTGCTGTTCTTTGCGACTACCTCATTGAGGTTCCTGTTAAGACTGCTTGTGATGCGTCGGGTACTATTTATGCTGGCGATCTCGTTCAGGCTGATGGTGATGGTGAGTTTGTTCTCTGGAGAAATGGTTATCACGATGTTGCTCAGATCGTTGGCCGTTGTATCCAGAAAAAGTCAGTTTCCGCAGTTGATAATCTCGATAAAGTCCAGACAGTTCCAGGACTTGGTCTGTCGGGTTCTGATACTGCCGGTGTTCCACAGCACTTGTATAATTATTCGACCTCAAGTGCCTATGACTATAAGATGTTAATCCAGCTCATGGTAGCATAGAGCTACATTAGAGCCTATTCAAGGAGGAAATAACAAATGCCAGATCAGAAAATCGAGCTTACGGATGAACTCGTTGGTGCCGTATCTGCTAGGGTTTTCGATAAGATCGGGGCGAGAGAAAACGCTGGTTCTCGTAGAATGTTCTCGGATGCTAAGTTGCAGGAAAAGTATGACAATGCCGAGACAATCTGGAGAAACAACGGTTTCGAGAGCACTGCGGACCAGTATGATCCTACAAAAAAGGATCAGAAGATTGGTTTCAAGGAACTCTGCGATGCCCTCTCTACACCCGACGCCTCTATACTTATTGGGAAAGTTGTGTCCAATATAGTAAAAGAAGCTATCGAGCCTTTGCTTGTCGGTACCAGCCTGTTGCATACCATTAGATTTTCTGCCGGGCAGCAGATCACATTCCCAGCCGCAGGTGCTTTTACGGCTGAGGATATTCCTGAAGGCGGAGAATACCCGGAGCGCAAGCTCGAAGTTGCGGGTACTGTCACTGCGTTCATAGGAAAGTCTGGTGTCAAGGTCAGAATCACTGATGAGATGCTAAGGTATTCACAGTACGATGTAATGAGTATGCATATCCGCGCTGCGGGTCGTGCGCTTGCTCGTCACAAAGAAACAAAGATATTCAACATGGTCAGGAACGAGGGTGAGACTACTTTTGACAATAACATTGCCAATAAGCAGACCTCTGGTCGCGGATCTGATGGTACCGGAAACGGAACCATTACTCTCGATGACCTCCTGGTTATGTATTCGAAAGTTGTTGCGAACGGATTCGTTCCGAACGCCCTGCTCATGAGCCCGCTCGGATGGTTGCTGTTCTCTCGCGACCCTATCCTGAGGGCTTTTGGTTTTGCGAATAACGGTCCGATGTTTGGACCGATGCAGGGTCAGCCCGGAATAGCGAAGTCTTGGTATCAGGGCGGAGTAAACGTAGGACCAACTGCAGCTGCTCCTTATACTGCATCTACGTACGCGAACGTTCCTAATATGTTCCCGTCCCCGCTGAGAATCATCGTTTCTCCGTTCCTGTCCTATACCGCTGCTTCCGGCGCGACTGCGGCATCGACAGACATCATCATGGCTGATACCAATGAACTTGGTATTATAGTTATCGATGAAGATGTTACGAACGAGGAATGGGATGATCCCAATAGGGATATCAGAACGATTAAGTTCCGTGAGAGATATGGCCTTGGTGTTTTGAACGAAGGCAAGGCTATTTCGATCGCGAAGAACGTTAGCATCACGAAGGCTTACGATATGGAAGATCGTATTCGTTGGCAGTCTGGTACTGGCGCGCTTCCGTCTGTTAATCAGGACGGTGTGTAGTAAAGAACGAAAAGTAATCTGTTTAGCCGTGGGTGTTTGGCTTCACGCCAGCACCCCGGCTATCCAAGCAATATAAAGGAGGAATAATGCAAGCCAAGAAAGGTGATACGGTAAGTTTAGTATTAGTTAGGAGAATATTCTTTTTTCAGGGTCGCGGGGGATTAAATCTTGGAATCGATGGGATAGGAAGTGGAGTGATCCCAGAAACAGTAACAGATAAAATGCTTAATCAGATCAACATTGCGTTAGAGAACGGGCATCTTACTCTGGGAACGCCAGAAGAAAGAGTAGAGATACCTGACAGAGACAGCGATATGAGGAAGATGCTTGAATCAGGAAGGAATAAGATAAATGATTGGGTATCCAAACTCTTGTCGGATAAGAGCGTTACCAAATCAGAGAAGCTAGCTATACTTGAAAAGCTTGTCGAGTTTGAGAGATCGGGTAAAAACAGGAAAAGTGTTGCTGTATGTACGGAAAATGCTATGAAGACTATCGGTGGCATTTCTCCCGTTACTGAAGCCGAGCAAGAAAAAATAGAGATTAAACTGACTTCCGGAACAGAGGAAGAGCAAATAGAAAAATAGGGGACACAATGGCAGCACCTTTAATGGTTACTAGGACTCCCACTCCAAATGAGACCTCGGTATATTTAAACAAATATATCTCGGTTGTCTTTGACCAGTCGTTAAGTAGCACTACCGTTAATGATAATACGTGCATTGTCTATAGGGTATCTGATTATGAGGTGCTCTCCTGCACAGTAACCTATACTGCTGCAACATTTACAGTCACAATAGTGCCAGAAGTTGTTCTCGATCAGAATACTCAGTATAATGTTGTTATGGTTGGCGCTGATGAAACTACGTTGTGTATAAAGAATGCCGCAAATGTTAGTATGGCAACGAGTCTTACGTGGTACTTTACCACGGGAACATCTGTTAGTGAGGCTCCGGAAGAGACCACCGAAGACGAAACACCTGCAGATCCTGTTGCTGATTCTCCGGTATCAAAAGTTCTCGAGCCCAAGACAACGACTAGCTTATCTATTAAGTCTACATATCCCGAGAACTATGCTACTGGGTTAGGTACTATTAATGGCGATTACGAAACCGTTCATTGGGACGGACCTCTTACAATTACTTTTGACCGTCCAATGGCAAGTGGAGTTTCTGTTGATCAAGGTTGGGTAACGCTTGAAGTAGCAGCTTCTGACGGGGACCCAGCAACTACCACAAGCCTTCCGAGCGGTTATTTATACAATACGGTAGGCGATACTATGGCATATGCATTCCCAACGTATGGAGGGAACAATTATGCATGGAGTACGAATAACGAAATAACAGTAACCATAGATGATGCGATACAGGATGCAACTGGTTCTACGCTTAGTGCAGATTATAAGTTCATGTTTACTACGGCTTATAGGCCGTACTATTGTACTGTCGCATATATACGCGCTCAGATAGGATCGTTCCTAAGAGACATACCAGACGATACTATTGCGCGGAATATATACTTCAACTCTATCGAAGCTTATAACATATCTAACACAATTTACAGCCAGTACAAATGGGATATGGACAACCCGCCCTTCGCAGCGAAGAGATGGGTATGTTGCAAAACTATGTACGATCTTTTGTATGCAAAACTTCTTGATATGGCTTCTGTTGGGCCAGGACAGATGAAGCGCTTGGGAGATTTTACTATACAGGAAAGCACTGATATTCAGGCGGGAATTAAAGGAGCGCTTCAAAAGGCTCTCGATTGTGCTAATGCTTGGATGAAACTGATGCTTGACAAGTATAGACGAGCAAAGGCAAAGATGGCTGTTAAAGGGGTTGCTTCGCCGGCTACTCCTCCAATGCGCGGTATTAGAACGTGGTCCCTTGAGACCGGACGAGATACTCTCGGGGCAAACAAAACATTGACGAGAAGGATTAAATCTCCTGGAATATACTCGAGTTGGAGTTAACATGGCATTACCGTTGTGGCCAAAAGATGGGGTAAGATCAACTAGGGTTCCTCCGTTTCCATTTGCTGAAACTCGATCAGGTTCTGAAATAGATCTTCGAGAACAGATGAGTCTTATTATCGAGGGTAACGATGCATGGCCAAGGCGTGGGCATTGGGTTCTTCTAAGAAAAATGGACCATAGGCAAAGATGTTTCTGCTGGAATGAGAAGCCAGAAGGCAGCGAGAGAGAAAATGAAGATAAGGGAAAGTACAACGAGCCAAAACTGAGATGTCCCGTGTGTCATGGAGAAGGATGGATCTATGAAGAGCAGCTACAGCTTACCAGGCGTAGATTAGTTGCTCCAGAGATAGGACTGGCCGGGGCCGAACGAATGACTGACGTAGGATGGATGAATATAAATTATATCATATTCTACTTTCAGTACTTTGTGGATATAAACAAAGCAGATCAGATAATAGAGCTTGCCTTGGATGATGAAGGAAAGCCGCTTATCCCGTATCAAAGAAAGGAAATGTATAGGATTGCTGTTGTCGAGCCATTCAGAGATCTTAATGGTAGAGTTGAGTACTGGAGAGCAGCAGCAAAACTTGAGGTGGTCTAATGGCAGTACCATGGAAAAAACTAGAAACATACAATGAACAGACATATCATCTCGAGAATCAAGATCGCAGTAACATGCGGCAGTCAGATAGGAACGCATCTCTAGGTGATATTACTACCTATATATATCAAAGCTTGCTTGATTTTCAAGGTAAGTGGTTTGCGACAGATCGTGGGTCGTGGACTATACAGATGCCGAACGCTAGATATTTGGCTACTGGCGATAAGATAAGAAATGTATCAACTGGTCAGGCATATCTCATAGCAGAGGTTGTTTCTGAAAGAGAGCGTGTTATTAGACTCAATGCTACTTCTGCGGTTGCTCCGGTTACTGGAAATATCCTTGCATTAGAAGAGAAGAATACCGTTAATTTTGAGTCCTCGTATTCTAGATACTATCAGGAGAAGCCAGTGACTAATTGGAGAGACACGATTGTATTTCGAGTTAAGAGGAAAGAGCCGGGAACAATAGGAAAACACCCGTTCGATCCTCCTACAGAAATAAAACCAAGAATAAGGGAATACGTAGCAGATCCAGATCACAC